GCTAATACCCAATTTCAAGGTGCAGATTTCTTGAGTAATCATTTTGCTTCGCCCTCTTTTCCGTCTTATTCTGATACTGATGTGGCGTCCTTTACTCCTACTACTCACCAAATTTCAGGCTTTCAGGCTGATGTTGCTACTGATGCTATCAATAAGAAGACCTTGCGTCTGACTGTCTCTAATCTTCGTAGTGCCTTTGCGCTTGATAAGCTTTATCGTCTTATGGCTCAGGCTTCGGATGGTGATTATAAGTCACAGATTAAGGCTAGATATGGCTTTGATGCTTACGCTCCCCAGATGCGTTGTCAGTTTGTTGGTTCTGCTAGTAGCGTGATTCAGGTTAACCCGATTACATCTACTGCTGATACTCTCACGACTTCGGATAGTGCCTTTCAGGGAACCCCCGTTGGTCGTATTTACGGAAATGGTGTTGCACAAGGCTCTGATACGTTTGAGTTTGATACCAAAGAACACGGTATCCTGATGGGTATTTGTTCTTTTGTGCCTGATGTTGATTACAGTTCGTATGGTGTTAACATCTTTAACAAGAAGCTTTCATCCTCTGAGTATTTTCAACCAGAGTTTGATAATCTTGGAAAGCAGCCTCTTGACGCTACTGCTCTGTATCTTGCCAAAGTCCCTGGTTCAGGTGGTATTAAATCCCCTGCCGTTCTTGGTTGGATTCCTCGATATGCTGAGTATAAGACACATATAGATGAGGTTCACGGTCAGTTGAATGGTAACATCTACCGTTCAGCTAGTGGTGAGCCTACTCTTTCTAGTTGGACTGCTCCTCGTCTCGCTGGCTTTGAGGACGATATGGCTTCTTATTGGTGTAAGGATGGTCTTTCAAAGAACTTCTTTTATATCAATCCTGCTTTGTATAATAGCATCTTTGTTAATCAGTATGAGGGATTTCAGACTCAAGACCAGTTCATTTGTGAAGTTAGTAATAATGTTCAAGCCGTTTTGCCTATGTCGGTTAGCGGTGAGCCTTTAATTTAGTTTGTTTATGAATTATAGTAGTTATTTTCAGTATTGTTATACTGCTGTTCCTTCACCTTCTTACGAGGTTCATCCTGAGAAAGTGATTAATCAAGATGAAATGGATGCTTTGTGCCCTCTTGACTCTACTACTGGCAAGCGTTGTGAGCCCCTTGTTCGTGCTCTTGACCCATCTTGTAGTGATTCTGAGCGTCAGTCGCTTTTAGCTTCTTTGCAGCTTGTTAAGACTTCTTCAGGTTACGAGTCCTTGAGTGATGATGTTAAGTTGCAGATTTGTAAGTTGCGTTCTTTACAGACTCCTAGCGAGTTAAAGGAGTTTGCTGGTTATGTTAATCAGATTTCTGATAGTCTCGATGTTGAGACTCTTGAGACTCCTGAGACTCCTGAGACTCCTGAGACTCCTCAGACACCTAGTGATAATGTTTAATATCTATTTGCCCCCTACAGAAGTAGGGGGCTTAAACCTTTTTTATCAATTATATGGGTTCTTTTCTTTCAACTTTAAGTGGTATTGCTTCTGCCGTGTCTCCTATTCTCGGTGCAGGTGCTTCTTTGCTTGGTTCACATAAGGCGCAAAAAGCTAGTTATGAAGCTATTGACCGCCAAAATAGCTTTAACGAGTATATGTACAACAAGTATAAGAATCCCGTTAATGCTAGTAAGTTGTTGCTGCAAGCAGGTATAAATCCTGCATTTGCCTATGGCAATATAGCTGGCAATATGGGTGCTACTCCCGAGCAAAACGCCCCTGCAGATACGTCTGCTACTCGTGACGCTATACCTAATGCCGTTAATGCTTTTGCCCAGATGCAGCAATCTAACTTGGTTCGTTCGCAGGTCACACGTCAGGAGATTGATAATAATTATGCAGCTGCCGAAAAGGCTGCTCAGATTGCCAAGATGGTGCAAGAGACTACAGGTCTCAAGTATGATAACTATCTCAAAAAGTCCTCTCAGGATATGCAGTTGAATATCCTGAAGCAGACCGAACAACAGATGTACACCAAGACCTATGCAGATAACTTGCTTGCCCAAGGTTCTGCGTGGGAATTGGCTTCAAAGGCAATGTATGCTCGTATCGGTCAACCTTTGCAGTTCCAAAAGGATAGATTAGAGATTGCTTATACTGCTGCTCAGATAGCTTACCAACAAAAGGTTAATAAGTGGTATGATAAGATGAGTAAAGCGCAAATGGATTCGCTTTATACGAATGCTGCTGCTGCCATTGTTGGTGCTCGTGCTTCCGCTCAGAATGCTGCTACAAATGCCAAAGTAGGTGCTTCACAAGCTTACAACTTAGATACAGAGTCTTTTGTTAAAGGTCAACAGAATTTGCGTGATTCTCGTTTGTTTAACGTCACTCTCAAGTCTCTTCGTTTAGGTGTTCAGGAGAATCAAATGAAGTTTGATTATTGGCATAATTCAGGTGTATTTAATGACTTTATGTGGCATTCAGGTAATATGTTAGAGCATATTAATCCTATTAAGTTTGGTTTTAAGTAATATTTTTATTTTTTTTCCGTTATCATTTTATGAGACACGGTTTATTATATTATTTAGTTTGTGCGATATTGATTATCTTTATCGTTATGTTTGTTTTATGTCTTTTAAGCTCATTTATTGCGGTTTACTTCTAGTTAATTAGGCAGTCATTTATATGGCTGCCTTTTTTTGCTTCGTGTCGGAGATGCCGTAGGCAGACACGCTTATTATCTCAAAGTCTTGCGCTAGCCCCTCCTATACCTATGAAAAACACTAGCCTTTGCTTCTTTGGGCAATGCCAAAGAAGTAGGGGTTGAGGGGGTGAAACCCCCTAACATTCGCCGTCGGCGTCCGACCTCCGAGGGGTTGTAGGGGGCGCGGAGTGGCGCCCCCTAATCGCTAGTTATCAACTTTCGGTTTTCACGAAGTGCGATTGCCCCCGCCAATCGCCAACCTGCCCTTGTCCTTTAAAGGAAAACCGACACACACGTAAATAATGCTATCTCCACATAGCATTTCACGTGAAACATTTTAAAAGTAAACTAATATTTGTTAACATAACGTCCCTTATGTTAGAAGTATGGTAGTACTTCATTATCTTTGCACTCGTTTTCAGTTACTTATTGTTTCTGATATAATTTATTGTTTAATTTTAATGTAAAAAAGATATGAGATTGTTATTGGTCAGAGATTCGTTTGATTCTTGTTCTACATTGGGTGAGTTATTTATCGATGATGTCCCGTTCTGTAATACTCTAGAGCCTGCTATAGGTAAAAAGGTTAAATACGGCAAAGGTTGTTGTATTGCTCCTGGCACTTATTCTATTGATTTTCATTATTCTCCAAAGTTTGGAAAATACATGCTTACTTTGTGTGGTGTCTCTGGTCGTTCTGGAATTCTCATTCATTCTGGTAATACCCATAAAGATACTAGCGGTTGCATTCTTGTTGGTAAGCGTGGTGGTGTTCTTCCTTTGGCTTACTCTACTAGCACTTTAGGCTCACTGTTTGACCGTTGCTTGTCTGTTCTAGGTAAAGAGTCAATTACTATTTCGATTACAAATAAATAAGTTATGTTTAAAAAAGAAGAAGTTTTTAAAGTTATTATTAAGGCAGTTCTTTACGCTATTACTGCGTTGGCTGCTCAACTGGGTTATACATCGTTATAAATTTTGGGAATATGAGAGATAGTATTAAGGATTATGTTAAGCGTTTTAGGCAGAACGTTACACCTGCTATGCGTTGCTACCACCCATTGCGCATTTATAATGCTGCAAGAGGTGTATTTGAGTGGCATAATTGTGGTAAGTGTCCTTATTGTCTTAAGATGCGTTCTGACGAATTGACGCAAAGATGCTACAAGGAGTCTGAACAACATCCCTATGCTATCTTTTTTACTCTCACTTATGATAATGAGCATATTCCCTATTTAGAGCGTGTTGGTAAATGGTGGATACTTCGTAACCGCAGAGAAGTAGTTGATGGTGAAAGTACTGTTATTATTCACGATTCTGAGGTACAAGGTGTACACCCTATAGAGTCTAATGAATGCCCCATTGATATCGATTGTTTCGGTGTCCTTTGGAAGCAGGACATTATTAATTTCAAGAAACGTCTGTTTATAAATCTCAAAAGATATGTTCAGCGCAATAAAAAATATTATACAAGTTTATTCGTTAATGGTAAGCTTAAAGAAGAGCCGCTTTTCCGAATCTTCATTAATGGCGAATATGGACCAACTACCCTGCGTCCACATTACCACGGCATTTTGTGGTGTGATGAAAAGTGTTTGGCAAACGATTTTCTTGATTCCTACAAGAATAGCGCAAAATCTGCCGATAGAGACTATTGGCACGGTCTTATATACGAAAGTTGGCAGATGTGTAGTCCGGATAGATGCGACTCACAACACGTCACAAAGGCTGCTCCCTCGTACGTTGCAAGCTATGTATGTAGCACATATAGTTTGCCTGATGTTCTTCAGGCTAAACCCTTCCGTCCAAAGGTCTTGGCAAGTAAAAACCCTATTATTGGTTCTTACAAAGTTAGCCCAGATGTGCTTACGGATGCACTCTTTAATGGAACTATCCTTTATCCTCAATGGAATGATGACGAAAAGTCCTTTACCGAGTACCCTTTACCCTACACGTATCTCCTTCGATACTTCCCTAAGTGCCAAGCATATGGCGTTTCGGATATTAATGATAAATTATCAATATTTGCGAAGTATGAAGCAGGAAGGTATGTAAAAAGACCAATTGTTAGACGTGGTTTTTTCTACCAAAAGAAACAAGACTTGGTTTGTTATGATTTCAATCAGGATTATGATGATACCCCTTACAACGATTATTATCGCTATCAAAATAGCCGATTTCATCGTATGTTGAAGTATTGGTGTTCTCGCTCCTTCGATGTTCCTGAACGTGATAATTTAGGTATTCTTACAGGTCGTTTTGTGTCTCGTAGGTTGTCTCCTCGTCAATATATTGAGTGTCTTGATAGATTATATAGTAATCTTGAGTTATACAAGTTGTCTAAGTTTTATGCCGAGCAGGAAGATTTGTTAGATGGCTCTCGTAATGCGTATAATGAGTATCTATTTACTCAACGCTATCAGGCTAAAATTTATCTTCTCACTTATTACCCTGAGTTTGTTTTCTCTCTTCCTAGAGTGCTTACTCCTGCCGTTGATAGGTTTCAACTTAACAGACAGTTAAATAATTTTGGTCTTGTTATCTCAGATATTTACATTGGTCTTGAGTTGTCTCCTGCTGTTTTGGATTTCTTATATAATAACACTATTAATATGAATTTCCGTGTTAATACTACCCAGAAGTGTATTGACCGTAACAAGTCTAAAAAGTATAAAGAGTTTTATGCCCGACAAAAGGGTATTATTTATTAATTAATATATTTTATTATGGTTAAGTCAGTTTTACAAAAACCGCTTTCGATTTCAAACGTATCTCGTAATGCGTTTGATGTAGGCTATAGTAACAAGTTTACTAGCAGTCTTGGTATGTTGTTGCCGTGTTTCGTTCGTGAGTGTAACCCTGATGAGCACTACCGCATTAATGCCCGTATGTTCACTCGTACAATGCCTATGAACTCGGCTGCGTTCATTCAGTGTACACAACATATTGAGTTCTTTTTTGTGCCTTATCGTCTCTTGTGGCGAGACTTCCCTCAGTTTGTGACGGGTACCAAGTTCCCTACTTCTCTGTATGATTCTAAGGTTTCTTCTGATTCTCCAAAGTTCGATTTGGCTAAGATTTATAACGCTTTCAAAGATAAGTTATCTGCTTCTAACCCTACCCCTGCTGGTGGTCTTGGTACAGATTTGCTTGGTTATCCTAAGATACAGAATGCAATGCGTCTGCTTGATTTGCTCGGTTATGGTTGTTATTATACTCCAGAATCTATGGATTTCGCTCCTGCAGCTATGAATCCTTTTCGCTTGCTTGCTTATCAGAAGATTTGCGCCGATTTCTACCGTGTTGCGAATTGGGAAGACAACCGTGTTAAGTCTTGGAATATTGATGGTCTTAATATAGACCTTACTTCTTCGTGGAATGCTGTAACGTTGCAGAATTTCTTGGATAATTATCTCGCACTCAATTATCGTCCTTGGAAAAAAGATTTGTTTACCATTGCTAATACCCAATTTCAAGGTGCAGATTTCTTGAGTAATCATTTTGCTTCGCCCT